TTATTCTTCTTCCACCAAGCGTTTGAACTCTGCTTGGAGTTCAGCATTTTCTGTCGGTTTAAGATACATTTGTCCTCCATTAGTTGTATCTGAATGAAAGACAATAGTTTCTCCCGTATTGGTGATAGCGAAAAAGTAACTATGAACATCTGGAAATTTATCCCAATTACTGTAGCGTTCTACAATTCGATATTGAGCATTTCCTAGACCTGTATCCGTATACTCGGCATTCATTTTCTCACTTGGTCCATCATCCCTAAGTGTATAGAGGTGGTCTGGCCCTACATCCCCTCCTGCGATCCCCTTTTGGTAATTGGGTTGTCCTAGTCTTTCTCCCCAGTCCTTTATAAAAGCTTCGAGTTTCGCCGATTTGTTGGCATTCCAAGGAGCTTTTAGTTGTGTTTCTGATTTAGTTGAACGACTTGGAACTTCAAATTCCTGCCAATCGAAGCCTCTTAAGTCAATTTGATCCGATGCATTTTTTCCAAAATCAGCAGCAATATCATTTGCTTGTATTTGAATCTCTTTTTCTTGGAGTATAGTCGCTTGCTCTTGCTTGGCATTAAGTCGATAAAGAGTCCCATAACCTTGCCCCGTTCCTGAAGACCAGCTAAGCTCTAGAACTTCTCCTCCTTTATAGACAAGCGCAGCATTTCTTGCTCCACCATGACCTGCCACGAACCCTTCTCCCAAAAGGACAGGTTTCCCAGCTTGCAAATAGTAAAGACCGGTTAAGAAGTATTTGCCACTCACATTTAGGTCTGCAATCAGCAGTTCCTCTATCCCATCATTATTCAAATCCGCAAAGGCATAGCGCATTTCATCTGCTTGATTGACCGCATTCTCGACTGCCCAACTATTGATTGGACGCTCAGTTGCTTGTAAACTTTGATAGAGACTTGCAATACTTGCTGTATCCTTTGGCGAGGTCAAAATCTTTTGATAATCCTCAAATACAGGCTGGTACAACTTCTTGTAATCTTTTTTTACGTCTTTTTTAGTGACCTTTTTACTAGAAGATGATAAAGTCGTTGTTTCCGAGCTGTTATTCAACTGACTAGAATGTCGAGGAGTTCGTTTGCTACAACCAACCGTAACAAGTCCTGCTGCTAGGAGAATGACTGCTCCCAATTTCTCTTTTCGTTTCATAAGTTTCTCCTTTTGTGTCATCCTTGATAGCTGTACTTTTCTCTTTATATTATACCAAAAACTATCTATGGTTGCCATCAAATCTTCATACGTTCTCAAACGTTGCAAAATCGCGCATATTATCAAAATATCGTTTCCATCATTTTTCAATAATTGAAAAAAATCGTATTCAAAATCGTATTCATTGCCCGCATAATTGAGAGAATGAGCCCGAGGGCTTTTTTTATTTTGTCCGTTATAATAGACAATCTCAATAATTGCCGTTATAAGCGCAATAAAAAAGCCCCCTCGAATTGAGGGGGTGTGTGTCTTATTGTAGATTTTCCGGCCACGGATCGTCCGTAGTATAGGACATGCTAGTAAATCGTAAATCTCCGATATCTCTATCAGTAGGTACGGGATCATCGAATTGTAAGCGTAGCTGGTTGCCGTCACCCGGCCCGCCTAAATAAAAAGTGCCAAGGCGCTTCCCCTTGTCATTTGTCATAATACCCAGTTTTGAGCTGGTCGCACGAAAACCGACGGGTATACCGCCGACGTTTAAGATCACCACGTTACGCTCACGGTCTGACCCTTGAGGAACGTAGCTGGGCGCACCTCGTCTCACGATCCCAAACCAACCCCACGATAGACCACCGAAACCGACCTCTACCGTGGAATTTACACGTCTAAATTCCACGTATGCGTTAGTTTGATTTGAGTTGATGTTTCTTGGTTTAAATTTGACATCACCAAACAAGACCGACCAAGCGTTAGAACCAGTTCCAGCGGTTTTTTTTATCCACTTCACCGCTCCGTTTTTTGCTGTCGTATCGGTATAAATTGTACCGATGTCAGCGTTAAGAGCGTACGGGAAGCCTTGACCTTTTAGTTCTGTGCTTGTGCCACTTCCAGCGCCGACCTTGCGCTTTAATTCCTCAAGATCGTTTTTGCTTGCGAGCTGACTTGTGTCAATCGTTGGCAATTTTGACCGTGTGACAAAAGGGTCACCACCATTTTTCAATTTTTCATCAATCAAAGCGTCAAGACCCAATTCAAGGTGTTTCTCCTTGATATTGGTGGTCATTTGATTTTGGAGTTGAGCGTAAGTTGGAAAGAGTTCGTAGGCTTTCGTGGTTGACAAAGCTGTCGATCGCAAAGCTGTTAATTGTGATAGATCAGACGCCCGCCAATCGTTGAGTTTTCCAATATCACGCCCGATCTCTTGAATCGCTTCTGTTAATTTACTCATGTTTCACCTCCTTAGAGGGCAGTTTTGGCTGATGTATAAATCTGTACAAAGTCAATATTCTCAAGATCAGTAAATTTCTGACCCAGCTCAGTCATTTTAGACACGATAGCGCTGTCTGGGTTTTCGCCCGCTTTAATCTTATCTGCGATTTCTTTGAGTGTATCCAATTCTTCTGGCACACCCTCGCCTAAAATAGCTGTCTTGACCCCTTGGATAGCTGTGTCTAACTGCTGCTGAGTGATCCCGCCTTGACCGAGCTCGGATTTATCAGCCTTGTTTGCAAGCGTGGTTTTAATCTCTTTGACATCAGCACCGACAGCTTGTGCGAATTGAGTTAATTTTTCTGTGTTTAAAGTCATGTTATTCTCCTCTAAATTTTAGCTAGATTGTATAGTACGGTTAAGTCTGGTAGGTCTTCCGTCTGTGGCCCATTTGGATGCTCTGCGATATACTTGTCGATTTCTGCTTTGACATCATTTTTTACAAGGTCCAAAACTTGCTCGCTAGTATATTCTTCCGCGGATTGCACCACGTCAACTCGGACGTTCTGATCGCTTGGGAAGACGTACCCACCGCACACCACCTCGACAAGATAACTTTCAACGGGAAGCACTTTTGGAATCTTAAACAATACCTTTGAGCCTTGGACAGTCGTCGAAAAGGACGCTTTGCCCTTTTTACTGGTAAAGTGAATTGTAGCTTCCTGCCCCTCAAGATCAATCGGAGTCCATCTTTCGTCATATAATGCAAAACCAAAAAGGGAAGCCGAGTCGCCTTGCTTGACGATACGCCCCCCTTCGAATTGTTTGAGGTTTGTAGAGTTTAATCTCAATTGTCTACCTCCTTAATGATATATTTACGAATTGGTGTTTTTCTCAATGCTTCCAAGGATCTTCAAGTCGCTGTTGAGTTGTCCGATGATTCGGTTAAAGTCGTCATCATGGATGCTAATTTCTGCAGCACCCGCATTAATTAAACTTTGTACAGTTTCAATATGTCCAATACCAAATACTGTATCTCCTACAACTCCAAAATATCCTTGTTTTCCTGAATGACTGCGCATAACTAACATATTTTTTCCTCTTTCTTTTGTGCTTTTTTGCTGTGCTGTTGTTGGGTCTGGCGTGAATGGTAATTCAAACCAACCAATCATGCGTTGACTTGAACCGTTCCAATCAATGTAACTGAAATTTCCTGCACTATCTAGGTTTCTACGAACCCTACGAACCCATCCGCCATTATATAGAGCGTCTGAATTGCCATCTATATTCTGCTCGATGGTTGTGACCGTTCCGTCTGCGTGCTCTGCTACCACGAAGCCGATATGTCCGAATTGATGGTATGGAGAGCAATCAGAGACGAATACAGAGCCTACTGGCGGGTTGTTAGCCCCGTTAAAGTATGTAACTCTAAGTCCTAATGCAGAAGCTCTGTCAAGCCCGTTTATAGCGTTTAAATAACTAAAATTGAGATTATACAATCCTCGATATTGCAGAATGTTGTCAATTAAAGCCACGCATTGCCCGCCATAAGGATTTGTTGGAACGGTAACACGTTGATTAACTACGCTGTCTAGCGTATCTAGTAATTGTCTTTGAGTAGTCAAAAGACCGCCTCCTTTTTATTAATCTTGGTTAGGTTCTTCATATCCTAACGCACGGTTACTATCGCTCAATCCAGCGGTTGTAGGGTCATTGACCACTCCGACCAAAACAAGGAACGCAAACAATACATTCACGAATACCAAGATTTTATCAATGGTTTGTCCAAATTCTAGCTTGATGCCAAAGATGTCAGCGAATGCTTGAAATAGCAATGCCAAGGCTGGCACTAAAGCAAGCCAAAAGTTTTTATTTTTAAGTCGTACTGACCAGTTAATCTTGTTCATATTACTTCCTCACTTCTAAATTGTTGTATTTACTGTATAGGGCATCAATGTATCCATTGCCACCCAATTTTTTGTAGCTATTATGCATTTTGTGAATGATGTCGCTCTCATGTACCGTGGTATATCCACGCTCGATAGCCGTAGAGATGTCACGCTCTAGCCTCAAATACATTGTGACTAGATGCGCTTCATCGTGTACAGCTAACTTATCATTCACTTCGTCGATTTTCTTATTGTTATCCTCGCCCACCGCTTGGACAGTTTCAACTGATTTTTGAATTGTGCCTAGTTCATCTTTCAACTCGTTAAACTGTTCCTTATTTAAGTTAGCTGATTTACTAGCTTTCAAACCAAACCAGCCTGTCGCTACAACCCCAATAGTAGGTGCGAGGTGTGCGATTAGATCAGAGAATGTCACTCAATCACCTCGATTCTAAGTTAGTGGTTGAGTTTCCAAGTCTGTATTTTCTTTAGGCTTCGTCCACTTCCAAACTGCTAACTTACCATTTTGCTCAAGGCTTGCGAGTTGGTCAAGGGTTTCACCATTATAGGTAAAATCACTGTTGACTTGTACCATAACACGGTTGCCCTCACCATAAAGAGCATTATGGGTAGCATCTTCAATCGTAAAGATTTCTTGCGACTTGTAAGACTTGCCAGTTTGCCCTAAATCAACCAACTCAAGGCCACGCTTGTAGATTGTAGGGTCTAGTGGGTTATCTGTATCAGTCACTCGTGCCAATACTGCCCAATCTGCTACTGCTTTTACTTCTGCAATTTTTGTGTCTTTCTCAGCAAGTTTTTGCTCGTAGCTTTCTGCTTGGACGTGTAAATCTTCTTGCAACTTCTTAACGCCATCTGCTGGGTTTAGCTCTGTTGTTACTTGTCCGAGCACCGCTTGGATCAACGCTTCGTCTGATTCGTTGGTACGGTCACCAATCAAAACGCGCTCGAACGCGGTATAAGGGTTCGCTGAGCGAATTGATACGAATGTGCGTCCTTCTTCTTGTAAATACTTGTTAATGATTTTGAATTCCATGTTTTATTATTCCTTTTCTAATTTTTGAGCCGTTTCGTCAAACAGTTCTTTGAGTGCTTGATCGCTGTCTAAAACGTCGTTAAATTTGATTAATAAATCATTTAAGCGCTTATTTTCCTCGCTTGCTTCTTCGTATAATACCTTGTAATTTGAGGTTTCTATGATAGAGATTGCGAGCTTCTGCGAGATCTCATTGATAATTTTATTTACTGTGTCCATTTGGACCCCTTTCTAAATCCTATAGTCTCCGACATTTCCCCATTTTGCGTGTTTAGCAATTGCTACGACAAAATCAGCTAGTCTATTAAAACTAGCGACTAAATCTTTGTTGTTCAATTGGATAGAAGTAGCATAAAATTGCGTTGCAATTAATTTCGCTACTTTTACTGATCCCTTACCGTGGCCGTCTATAATTACGCCGTCTCTGGAATCTAAATGAAAAGAACCGTACTGAGTGATCGACGCGTTGCCGGACCAAGTCCCTGTTAAATCTTTGATATTTAATAATAATCGTTCGTTTGCTTCAACGTTTAAAAAGTCCGAAAGCGTTGATATCTTACTAGTAAAATATCTGTTATTGATATCACCGATTTTGATATAGGCTTGTGGTGCGGTTGACGTTTTAGCCTCTGAAATCCCGATACTTACTTCGCCGGTTGTCAACTGCTCAATAACTCCTCGACCATTCGCACGGGTCCCCATCAAGATTGAAGTGGCTGTTCCTGTCCGAGCTGTCCATAAGTCGCGGTTGTTTTGCTGATTTTTTAATCTGGTAGCTGTCGCCGAATCGATATCGACACCAATCAAAAGGCCGGATCCTTGCGTATTCGACGCACGATCTCCACTTCCAATCATTGAGACGGTCCCGTCGTTTTGGTTATAAAACGTTAAAAGCGTGTGATTGTCGAATCGGATCTCATTTTTTGGGGTATCGATCATAAATGACTCGTCAATACTTCCAAGCGTTACGCCTCGAATATCAATACCGCGGAGAATCCCGGTATTAATTGCCCCAGCGTCGAAGTTAATCGCTCTAAAAGTCGAGAAATCAGCCTCGCCACCCGAGATCTTACTCGCGGACAAAGTTTTGATACTCGCGGAATCGATCACGCCGTTCTTGATGTATGTATTCTCGCCAATAACGATCAAGCCATCGTTTATTTTAACTGATCCGTCTTTGTTAAGGTTGATCTGGCCGATCACATCGCCCGCGCTGTTTAGGTTACGCACCGCCCAAGACCCCGCGAGCTGTGTGACTTGCGTCCGTGTGGCTTCCGCCGTGGCTTGGGCTTGTTGGGCTTGTTCCGCAACTTCAATCGCTTTTTGTTGAGCGTCCAGCGCTGTTTGTTTGGCTGTTTGGGACAAGCTAGTTGCTTGTCTAGCGTCCATCTTCGCGTCCTCGGCCTTATCTAACGCGGTACTTGATCTGGCTGAAGCCTGCTCCGCCCTGCTCTGGGCCGTGTAAGCGAGTTGCCTCACGCTATCCGTTGCGCTAGATACTTCGCCGATTTTTGAGGTCAGTTGCGATCCGAGAGCCTTCGTTTCAGCAAAAGCATCGTCGAACTGGCTAGGTTTGTAAGGCCCTGTGTTTGATCCACGGACAAGGATTGGCTCTTTAAATTCGATCCAGCCATTCTTGGCCAAATAGATATAAAACGGATAGTTTTTATCCTCACCAAAAGCAAAATCTTCCTGAACGGTAAAAGTTTTTTGGAATTCTTGCCATTCATTAAGAGGTGGTCGATTTTTACCAATATCAGAAGATAACAAGATCTTATTTAGACCGTGGTTTTTGATATTAAAAGCAAACGTGCCATCTGGATATTCCTTGATACGGTATTTAAAACCTAGAGTGTAAGTTTCGCCACGATAGATTTTTTTAACGTAAATAGGGAGTGTAAAACCAGTCCAGTTATAACTAGTAAGGCCTTGCGCTTTGATTGAAAAAATGCCATCTGCGACCGATACGCTTGCATTTGGATTGTTATTCCCGACAAGCGTATTAGTGGACATAGACATTGAATTAACAATCAAGTTGTTATCATCTGTTACATACTTCCCGACCTCTGTCTGGAAAATATCGCTCGACATCACCAAGCGTGATAGCTTATCTGGTGCGCCTTCTTCTGTCGTTCCAAGGATACGCTCGAACAATTTCGTGCTTTCGCGAACCGCGTTATAATTCGTAACTTGGACTTCGATTTGTCGCTTGTTAGCTTCTACTTGTGCGTTGGTATTCGCTAGATCTCTGCCGGTTTGTTCAATCTTGCTATTCGCTTGATCGACTTTCTGGTTTGTCAGAATCAACTTATTGCCGACATTGTTTGCGGTACCCTGCGCGTTGACGATATCGATTTTAGCCTTATTTAAGCCGTTATTCATCTCGCCAAGTTGGTTATTCATCGAGTAAAGCGAACTGTTAACGCTACCGCTCATTTCGCCAATTCGTTGATTCGTTTGGTTGATCTTTTGATTGACTTGGCCCTCGACTTCTACGAGCTTCTTCGTGACTTCACCAGAGATCTTATTAAAAATCTCTGTGCCGTTGTCATTTTCGGTAAAGGTTCGATTGATCTTGTCGCTGAGATCTTTACTCTTTAGGATCTCTTCTTTTATCTTGGCCGATAGACTGTCCGTATTTGGAAGCGTCCCAGCTTTTGCAAGTGCTTCTCTAGCTGTTGCGTTCGCTTGTTCGATCGCCTTATTTGTAGCCGTCTGAGCTTCCGAAAGCAACGTCTCGATCTTCTTCGTGTCAACCTTGAGAATTTTCGGGAGCCATTCCGACCCACTCCAATAATAGAGCTCTGTCTCTTCGCCCACGGTCAAGTATAAGAGATCGCCCTCGTGAAGCGTTCCTCTTGGCTCATCTTTTGGCTTCGTTGTACCGTAATAATTGGTATTCTTACCGTTCGCTGACACAAGCGCCCGTGTAGCCACCTCGAGAGCACCTTCGGCGTATTGCTTCGACTCGGACACGTTTCGCATGATCGAGCCTTCCGACGTGATCGCTTTCTGCACGGTCCCGATATCGTTACACGTTACCTTGTGGGATAGTAGCCGGCCTGTCACGTCATAAGAGCTCTCATAAGACACAATACGGATCTTTTCGCGGAACCCGATTGTCTCATTAATAGCCATGATATAGTCACCAGCGCGGGGCCGTGTGTACTCATACCCGGCTTGCGTGAGATCTTCCATATCAAGTTGAACCGAAATAGCGTATGAATTATCAACGTCGAATTTTAGACGCTCTAAGAGCTTGCCAGTCTCTTTATACCGTTCATCTGTTACGGGTTCGCCCTCGATTCGGCCATATATCCGAGCAAGTGGGCTCTCGTATTCCGAGGTATATCGGCCTGCGTCATGGTTTTTTTCGTCTTTCCACGCACCAAAACCCTTCTTATAGGTTATGAAATTGCCGATATTCTTCTCGATCGTCAGCTCATTCATGTTGAAATTTTTCCGGACGACTGTTGAAAGGTCAGTCCCGACTTTTTTCAAGATTCGAACGACCTTACCAGTTACCGAAAACTCGAGGCCTGCTGCCTTAATGATATCTTTAAACATTTTTAGCCGGCTCGCGTTCCCGAAATTCTCTTTCCGGATCGCCTTCGCTTCCGCTTCGATCACATAACGATACCCGCTATTTTTAAAAATCTCCTCGATATAAACTTCAAAGCGATTCGAGCCGTTAAACTCTTTATAACAATTCGAGTGTTCGAAATCGTAGAAAAACTGGTGGACCGCGTCAAACGATAGCGAAATATTTCGGCCTTCGTCTTTGGGCTTCGCGTAAATGATCTTATAGAGTTCACCGTCGAAGGTAAAGCTCCACCCTCGATCTAATTTTGAAAGAACTTGCTTATTAGAAACAATTGTCCCCGAAATTGATCGCTCGCCATTTACAGCATTTTTGGTTGTTAATTCGACTTGGGCTCCGTATCCGTTGCCCCTTTCGTCGTAAAAAGTAATCAATAGTCCACCTCCTCTCTAGCGATATAGCTCTTTAAATCCGAGGATCTTGACGGTCCCCTTAAAATTAGTAAACCAATTGACCGACCGGTTAGGTTTCGGCCGAATGACGAAATACTCGTAATTCGTTCGGTTGTTGACGTTTAAGTCTTGCGTCGTTGGTCCTTGATAGATTGCCGTCTCAACTCCTTTTAAAAGGAGCTTCTGGCCAGATCTTAAAGGCGTTTCTGTGTGCCGGTAAGTAAACCGACGGCCGTCAATTTCAAGAAAGAAGTCGGTATTATCAGCGTTTGCGGTCAATTCCACCACAAACGGGACCTCTAGCTGACTAAGTGGAGCCGTGCCGTTGTATGGGAAGCTGTTCGCGCTAAGTGCGAGATCCCTTGGTACTGTTTCGCCATACGGTAATGTGGCCGTCACGAATGAAAACGAAACATTGTACTTGATCCCGGCTTCCGAGTTGCCGATGAAGTCAAACTCGATTTGACCTTCGCCCACGACGTTATAGCGATATTTCCAGTTAGCATGAGGCAACTGGGCAAGATTGAGATCGCCTGTCGTTTGGCCGGGCTTCTGGAAGTCGTAAATATTGTTTACGTTTTGGTATAGCTTGGTAATATAAAAGCTATCGTCACCCAAGACCCAGCGAGAAATTTCGTCCTTTTTGTTTAAAAAGTCTTCCATAGATCCCGCTGAAAGCCTAGCTGTGACTGAAATTTTCTTTTCGGTATAGGTTAGACCGTCGAAAATATAACCATTGCGCCCCTTAACGGTACGCCTTGATAATTCCACGGCCGGGGACGAATCATCGACCGTGATATTATAAAGACCAAGGCCAGACAATTTCTGGCTTTGGCCGTCTTTTTCAATTAATAAGTCCATCATTCACCCCTTACGCGAAATAAGCGTCCAGCGCTTTCTCTCTCGCGTCTTTCTCTTTGATCGTGGTATAGATCTTGTCACCCACAATCTCGTTATGTACTTCAAATTTTTGGTTTGAAAGTTGCGAATTTTTGACCTCATCGCTCAAGTCTTCAAGAGACGAACGAACGCCCGAGCTTGTCACGCTCGCGCTTGTGGTCAATACACTATTAGTCTGATAATCTTGATCTGTGATCGCTTGGGCGTACTGACGAGCCATGCCGTTAATATCTGACACCCAATCTTTCATACCAATATAAAGACCTTCACCCGTAAAGCCACCGATTTTTTTCATAACCCGAGACGGCGAGTGAATATCAAGCGCCGAACTCATGATCGAAGCGATATTTGAAGCGATACTATACGCGAGAGAATAGAGCGAACCAGCCATCGAAGCGAGTCCATTATATAGACCCATGCCCGCGTTAAATCCGACCATTTGAAGCAATGCCGGGAGATAACTAAACGAAGCCGAAATCTGGTTGCAACTTGAACTAGCGAGCGAAACCGCTTGCGTCATGCTAGATTGCATGGTACTAGTAAATGCTTGCATACCGCTTTTCGCGCTATTTGTCACGCTTTGGAACGTCGATTTAAACGAGCTTTCCAACTGCTTACCAGCCGAAGAGCTCACTTGCGATATCTTATTGAGGCCGGCTTGAACTGCTTGGGCTGTTGCGTTCATCGCGCTTGTAACAGTCTTTTGCATATTTTGATAATTCGTCGTGATAGATTGCGACATTTTAGAGCTTGATTGCTCGGCTTGTTGGGCCATCTTATCAAAATCTGTCTGAGCACTAATCGCCATCGCATTAGTAGCGCTCGTTGCTCCCGTTTGCATTTGTTGGAAGTTGCTTACAACGTTCGCGCTCGCTTGTTGCGCGTTGGTGGTTGCAGCCGTATTGACTCCCGTCGTGCTCGCGTTCGCATTGTTCATCAACTGGTTCAGCTCGTTACTTGCGTTCGCGTTCAACTGGCCGATATTAGTCGTTACGCCTGTGTTCATTTGCCCAGTTTGAACGAGTGCGTTCATGTTCATCTGGTTAAATGACGCGTCCGCATTTGCTGCAAGCTGTTGCATATTCATAGTGCCGTCAGCGTTTAGCTGGCCGAAATTAGTCGAGGCGGTTTGTTGCAACTGAGTTGTACTATCCATCGCATTTGTGGCGAGCTGGTTCATATTGCTTGTAACGCCAACATTCATGTTAGTTGATGATGTGATAGCGTTCGAGCTCATTTGATTATACGCGCCCGTAACGTTCGCACTTGCCGTCGTTGCGTCAGTACTGATCTGAGTTGTCGTCTCCGAACTCTTGCTCTTGATATGCTCCGCTGTGCCATCAATAGACGCCTTGGTTTTTTCTCCGCCTTCGTCTGACTTACCAGTTATCCAGTCCCAGATCCCACCGAAGAAGTTTCCGATAGCGTCCGCGACACCTTTCAAGGCTTCTGGAATGAAGTTTAGCAAGGCCCCACCGAAGCCCTTAATAATTTCCCAAGCTGCCGAAATGATATTCGGCAAGCCCTTGATAAGTGCCATTGCAAGCTGGACAACTAATTGAATACCAGCCATGATAAGCTGTGGCAAGGCTTGAGCGAATCCACGGATCATCTGACCGATGATCTGTACTGCGCTTTGTGCGATCTGAGGCAACGCGTTAATAATCCCTTGAACGAGGCTTACGATTAATTGAATACCACCTTGTAAAATCGTTGGTAAGTTTGACAAGATCGTTTGCATAAATCCGAGAATGACTTGCGTTGCAATTTGGATGATTGCTGGGAACGCTTGAATGAAACCTTGGACAAGATTCATCAAAATTTGAATCCCTTGTTCGATGATTGACGGGAAATTAGCTTGTAAGCTCGTGATGAAGTTTGTCGCGATTTGTTGAACTGTCGCGAGATATTGCGGCATAGCTTGGAGATTCCCCTTCGTCAAGTTGAGGAGTAATTCCATACCAATTGAGATCAACCGTGGCAATGCTTGTAACAATGTATCAACGAATGATCCAATGACTGTTATTGCCGATGAAATAAGCGAGCCTGCATTTTGGCCCACACCTTGAACGAGGCTACCGATCAACTGGATCCCAGCGTCAACGATAACCGGGAACATTGTTGCGAATCCTTGCGCGAGTTTGGCCACTAAATCAGCACCCGAAGCGATCAAGCTCGGTAATTGACTAGTAATACCATTTACAAGGTTTTGAATAATCTGTGGCCCTTTAGTTGTTACTGTGGTAATCAACTGATCGATCTGTTGTCCAAACTGTTGGTTAATTAGACCAAGGCCAGCAAGGACTAGTCCCAAAATAGCAGCTGGACCGATTGACGCGAGGGCGATTCCCATCACGGAAGCGATCCCGCTTGTCATCATTCCGAGAACTGATAAACCTTGCGAAGCAGCACCACCGAGCGCGCCCGGAATCCCGCCGATCTTACCGACAAAGCTCGAAATGAATCCGCCAGCCGTGCTAAATGCACTAGACGCGACCGATCCAAGGGCCATTGTTTTCATAGCAACGCCACCCATAACGCCAGTAAGCGAAGTTAATCCGCGGACCGCTGGACCAAACGCAAACGCGCCCACAAGACCCGTAACGGCTGGCGTAACGGCTTGCATGGTCCCTTTAAATTTATTCGCTTGCTCGTCGGTCATTTTAGTTCCGTTTAGGAATTGATTCAATGCCGGGTTTAACGAATTGAGAGCGTCCAAAAACTTTTGTAACCCTTGCGAGTTGGACAATTTATCGACTAACTTGTCAATCCATTTTACGAGTGTCGTAAGAACTGGTAAGACTGCCGTCCCTACTTTGATTTGAAGTGTTTCCCAAGACCCACTCAAAGCCTCGACGGCCCCTTTTAAGTTATTGAGCTTTTCGGCTGCCACTTGAGCTGCGCTTACTTTGTCAATAGCTGCTTGCATATTGTTAGCGCCATCTGCTCCCTCGTTCATCGCGATAGTAGCAGCACGGACTGCGTCAGTCCCGAACATGGTTTTCAAGGCCATTTGCTTTTCAGCGTCAGTTAATCCGCCCAAGTGTTCTTTCAAAACTTGCGAAATTTCAGCGAATGACTTGATCTTACCTTCAGCCGTGAAGAACTTGTTCGCGCCGTCCTCGGTTACGATACCGAGATCCATCATCATATTTCTTTGTGCCTTGGTTTGCGGTTGCAAGTTCATAAGCATAGTTTTTAATGATGTTCCGGCGTCTGATCCCTTGAGACCGTTTTGGGCGAAGACTGCGAGGGCGTTCGTGGTATCGCGGAACGATAGACCAAGCCCAGACGCGACCGGAGCGACCATGGAAAGACCATATTTCAGCTCGTGGACGTCTGTCGCTGACGCGTTAGCAGCTCCCGCGAGTTGGTTTGCTGCTTGTGTGGCCGTCATGCCGTCACGACGAAAGGCGTTTAATGCTGTCGACGTGATTTCAGCAGCTTCTTTCAGATCCAATTCCCCAGCCGTGGCCAAGTTAAGGGACGCTGTAAGACCGCCGTTTAAGATATCTTTTGTTGATACCCCAGCTTTTGCAAGCTCGCCGATTGCGTCCGCTGCGTCCGCTGCGCTGAAGGCTGTGTCTGCTCCGGCTTTGATTGCGGCGTCGTTGAATTTCTTCATCGTTTCCGCGCTCTCACCAGTAACGGCCTTGATATTGCTCATTTTGGCTTCAAATTCAGCAGCTTTCGAAACGGTACTCTTGATCGCTTGTTTACCAAGATCAAAAAGTTTGTAAGCAGCGGCCACGCCTAAAACTTGCTTCACTAAATTAGTTGACGCGCTCGCCGCTTGGTTCGTGTGACTTACGATCCCTGTTAACGCGCTGACGGCTTTCTGGCCTGTCGTATGGAACGCGTTTCCGAGCTTACCGCTTACGTTGCTCGCGAGGTTATTGACGGAAGAAAGGATTCGACCACCAAACGAGTTTTTGACCCGATCCGCGAAGCTGTTCGCTTTGCTGGTCAAGTTGGTAAACATACTGGACCACGAAGAGTTGATCGGGTTCAATACCTTTTGACCAAGTGCACTCGTAAGATTTCCAGCCGTGGACTGGATACGAGCTTCTAATCGGGCCATAGCGTCCCCAATAGCCCCGAAAGCCGTCTTATACGATCCAGACATATTATTTGCTGAATTCGTAAAGACTGAGCCTAAACTGTGGACTTTTGAGCTGATCCGTTGTGCCATTGAATCGACACTATTTGCCATTTCAGCAAAAGCGCTCTTTGGCGATTTGATCGCTTTTGAAATATCAAAGTCAAAAGCCTTTTTAATTTTCGAATTAATGCCGGCCCCAAGTGTCGCGACGTCATTCTTCATCGTTCCTAAGACTGACTTAATATCAGCCGAAACGCGAGTAAATGCCTTTCGTATAGGGTCGGGTAATTTTGCGCCGATGTTTGAAGAGATACGCTGTAGCTCTCCGAGGGCGATTTTGAATCCACCGGTCAAACCTTGGCCGATCTTGGATCCGATATTTTGGTTACTGTTTGCGAGCCGGTTCATAAGCTGACCAACTTCACGAATCATCTGATTTGCGCTTTTTGACGCTTCCTGTGCCGCGTTTTGAAATGCTTTGCGCGTTGAGCTCACAACGTCGCTCATCGCTTTTTCATAGCCGGTTAAGTCTGCGCCGATAATCGCTTCTATTGATCCGTCAAACGCCATCACCCCACCTCCTATCTATCTATTTCTGAAATGTTCATTAAGACGCTCGATCTTCTCGAGCATACCTTGAGAGCTTTCGCGCTCTTCGCGCTGTCTAAATAGACGACGCACTTTCTCGTGATCCTTTTTCTTGCTCAACTTGCCAAAGTCCGCTTTTTTAGCGTTCAACGTATAACGCAAGTTGAAAGCAAGCTCGACGAGGTTTTCCCTCTCTTCGATCGCTCGATAATAAAGGCCCTCGCGAATTGCGTCAAGCTCGTTCTTTGTACATGAAAAAATAATATTCGGGTCAGTCAGACCCAAACGCGCACACTCTATTAAGAGATTGCGTTTCTCAAGCGCCCAATTTGCGCCTCCGTCTGCTCGATCTGAAGCTCCGCTTGTGCCTTGTCTTCCGCTGTTTCTGCTTTTGCTTTGAGATACTTCAATCCCAGCTCTAGATTTTCTAAGTATTTCGAAACTTTCTCTTTGAAAAAACCAGAATCGACCATCTCTTCTTCAAGTGCTTCAAAAAGTGGCTCTGTGCTTTCTGCTCCGAGATCTTCCATCTTGTCCGCGATTGCTTTAATTGCTTCTTCATCGCTTACGGCTTTCGCTTTTTTGCTCGCGCATAGCTTGATAAGATCCACAAGAGCCGAATCGTTACGATCAACCACACGAAGGAATAGAGCTCCGACCCCATCTTCGTTACGTGTTCCGTCTGGTCCTTGTGATCCAAGATCACGATTGACCTTGTACATTGTCATATAATCAAATTTGATCTCGATTGCACGGCTTCCGACTGAAAATTCCATTGAATAACTCCTTTTTTGTCAAAAAAATAAAAGCAAAAGGGCGATCGAAGCCCCTTTGCTTGAAAAATTAGCGTGTGATATTGTTGTAATCGCCTGTTGTTTCGCCCGGGTTTTGGTACTCGTAAACGTCGTTCAACATTGCGATTTCGTCCGCTGAAAGTGGGAACTTACCATCGCGCAAGCGTCCAACGATACCGACTGTATAGTTCAGCTCAACGAATCCATCAACCGCGTCCGTGAATTCGATATCGTCCGTGATTTTACCATATCCAAATTGTGCTGGATAAGTGTCTTTCCCGGTTGAAGTCTCTTTGACTGACTCATCAACGATAACGCGCCAGATCTTGACAGATTCCCCTGTTTTTTGCGCGTTAAGAATAACTTCGACTGACGGATCTTTAGGCGCGAAGTATTGAGTCAACTCGATTGAGTGCTCATCTGTTGCCTTTTCAAGCAAGCGCCCTTGTTGCGTCTGTTCGTCGATGTATTCGCCACCCATCGTTGTCGTACCGTCTGTACGATAGGCTGGAAGCATTGCTCCGTTACCTTTTTCAGCGTGGATCGATTGAATGAAATAAAATACTTTTTTACCTACGACCGGCTTCGCGATCGTAATTTTGATTTTTGCTTTATCTTCAGCTTCACCCATTTATTTATTTCTCCTTTTAAAAGATTGTATCTGTTAATGCAATGACAATATGATAGACTTCACGGCCTACCGTATCGTCTAAGAGTACGCTCGCATTTACGTTTCGATTGTGGCCAATCCTTCGAAGGGCCTCAGATTTGACCTTCTCGACCCCGGCCCGGCTTTCCGTTCCCGGTAAGAAGATATCAATTTGTACGCTCATATCCTCAATAATAAGCCCCGTTTGAGCTGTTTTTGATGTGTCCGAACTAGATTGCCCGATCACAAGAAACGGCTCTAGTGTGTCTTGTTTTGGTAGCTTAAATTTGATCGGAATATTGAGCGGTTTTAATTTTTCGCGTAAATCTGCGAGCATTTTGACTGAAGGCGTTTCGTTTGCCATGAATCACCTCCTAAACATTTTACGAAGGTTTTTAAATAACGCTTCGCTTTCTTCCTTAACGGCTGGACCAAGAAACGGCTGGGCCTTCATCTTACGAGTTCCAAGCTCCACATAAACCGAATAACCAGCGGGAGACGTCACCTTATAACGTAACATACCGACCCGAGCAACAAAGATCCCGTTTCGCATGAATCCGGTATCGACTGCTGCTTTCATTTTGGCTTTCCGTTCCACACGCAAGGCCGATCGTTGCAGTTCTGCCGATACAGCCCGACGCGCTTCCCGTGGCTTGTTTTGGACCTTCCGAATGAACTTGTCCAAGCCTTTTACTGTGTACGAAAAACTCATAAGTAAATAACCGTGCTATTATGATGATATCGTTTGCCCTTAATCTTGAGTCTGTGGCCGTTGTAAATCACTTCCGAAAAGCCCTTATATGTACCTTGTAAGTGCAACTTGAACGAATCGAAGTCATACTTACCAAAGAGACCCATCATCTCATAACTAGATAATGAATTTCGCATACAAGGTACCGGAAAGCTCTTCTTTGTTTCCGTATTCTCAAGCAATTCGTCCTCCGGCTCTTCCTCAAAGATCAAAGTCACGCGTTCGTTATAGATCATACACGCGCCCCCCTTAAATGAATCGAGCGATCCCGCGGGCCCGATGTTTGATCGCAAGGCCTTGTAATACAGCCTTATGCTCATCTGTTAGATAGCTAGACTCCCAAGTAAAGCTCCGGCCTTCCTCGCTGTCCGCTGTCGCGCCTTCCGAGTTTAGTCGATTAAAGCGACTGACGGCAACGTCTCGAAGGATATAAGCCACGCTCTCGGGCAATTCCTCGAGTGCTGTTTCCGAGAATTGATTGACGTAAGCGATCATACGCTCGAAGCTATCCCGTACAATAAGGGCCAAAAGATCGTCTTGTTCTTGGTCAGCCTTGGGAATACCCTTTAAAAGTCGAAGCTCTTCCGTTACTTGATCGATATTGATTGCCACCATCGCTAAAACCTCCTAAAACTAGGCTGCTACTGCTGACGCTGGCGCTTCGATTGTAGCTTCTACCACACCGTCCGGAATTTCAGCAAAGAGAACGTTTGCGCCAAAGAATACTGACTCGAAAGTCAAGTTATTCAAGTGACGGTCACGCGCCACACCGATCAAACCTGTTTCGTCTGTGAAGTCCGCAAACAATCCGCCAAGATCTCCACCAGACACATTCAAGTAAGCGAAGACAAGGTTTTCAATAGCTGTCGTATAGATTTTCCCTTGTGGGCATGAAGGCATAACGATAACGTTTTGCATACCAAGGAAGTTTTGCAAGAGTGTGAATCCAAACACGTTTGAAGCGTCAGACGCAACGGCTGTTGTTCCAAGGTATTCAGCCACATCAAGCGGGTTAACGAAAGAAACAAGCGGAGAGCCTTCAAATTCGTTGAAAGTGGTCAATTTGCCCCAGCTATTCGCAAGAGCTTGTTGAAGGCTTTTTCCTTTGACTTTAGTTTTTGTCTTTTTAAGGTACGCTAAGAAGTCGTCCTTGATTCCGTTTTGAATTTCGCGAAGTAAGCGTGTATCTGCTTCTGTGATAGCGCGTGACGCACCGTGACGTGCGATCGCTTCCGCTGATACTGCACGACGTTTCTTGAACCATTCTACTGTGTATTCTTGGTCCTTCGCGCGTGTCATTTTAGAAAGCGGAATTGTCTCACCTTCAGCGGTTTTAGTTGTGTCAACGTCCGCTGTCCATTTGTAAGTTTGAATCTTTAAGTCGTTAGTCAACTCTTGGCGGCGTGTAACGCCCAAAAGTCGAAGTAAGTCATTGATATTTTTAGAAAACTTATTGACAAAATCAATTGATTTAATTTCGCCCAAGTCGTTCATGGTTGTTAATTTTGTTTCAGCCATATTTTAATAGCCCTTTCTAATTTTTAAATAGTCCAATGTTTGCAGCGATCATTGCTTGACGCTCTTCGTCGTTTTCAATAGCCATGATCTCCGCTTTCGTCATAGATACTGGGCCCGTACCCTTGCGAGGCGCTTTCTGCGTTAAACGTTCATCGACGCGGGTTTCTACTGCTTTATCAAAGATTTTTCGCAACGTGCCGATTTTCTCTTTCGTGGCTTCGGCTGTCTCATCGATCACGAAGTCGATAAACTCGCCCGGAAGTCCTTCTTCGCTCAATAGCGTTTGAGTGGCCACGCGCATTTCTTTAATTGCAAGAGCTCGCTCGCGTTCTTCGATCGCTTGGATCCGTTTCGCTTCCTCTTCTTTCGCGCGTTCGTCTTTGGTCAGCTTCGCGAGGCGTTCGCCTTCGCTTTTGGCCTTTTCGATTGCTTCGGCTTGTTCAGCTTCCCAGCTGGCCCGTGCTTTTGCAACTTCGGCTGCGATTGCTTTTCCAAACTCAGCGCGTGTAAAGGTACGTTCTGCCTTTTCCTGCTTTGTCTCGACTTGTTCTTCTTGAGTGACGTCTTGCTCAATAGCTTCAGTCTCAACTGCTTGTGTATTTTCTGACATAATTTTCCTCCGACGGTTACGCCGTCACCCGATTTTCTCGCTTTACGCCCGGCGGCGAAACAATGCAGCTTTTAACGTCCTCCGCATAGTCTGGACAATAAAAAATAGCGGTCTATTCCCGCCTGTCAAGATACCGGATCACCTCCGATCACTTATCCTTGTCACCTCGTGACTGTTTAATGCTCTTTATGATACCTTCGATCATTCCAGCTAGTACGGCCCAACCTGCCACGACTAGAAAGGCAAAGCAGAAAAGGCCCGCTGTGTAAGATACCATATCCCAGATACTAATCACTCGATCCCTCCTCTCCGATTTCTTTCACGTCTGGCATGATCGTTGACCGGCAATTGTAATGGAACGGGGGCATATTTACCCCGACTTGCGCGTCTTCTAGTTTATAGAGTTTGTCTTCCTGTGCGATTCGCCGGCAAATTTGAGTTGTCCGATCGTCTAGCACGACCAAGATCCGATAGTATTCAAGCCCGGCTTTCTGATAACGCTTGATAGTGGCCCGATTTATGACGGCCGTCGCGTCGGTCCTTACCAATGTTTCAGCTCGGGACCGTGCCACGTTGAATTCTTTTCGAATCTCGCGGGCCATCTCTTGCGGGCTATCTCCACGTATAAAACCTTGTTTAAATACTTCTTTCAGCTTTTGCGCGAGGCTATCGGTATTGCCCCACAACTGCTCAGAATAGTTCCGGCCGTTAAATGGGGTTTTGATAATCTCTTCAAACGCTGGACGATTGACCGCGCCTGTACGGCCTCCCATAGCCTTTCTGTACGCGTATTCGGCAACGTTGAATAAATACCTTTCGAAGCTCTTATGAAGCGCTCCTGTGAGCACTCCGAGCCTGTGGATAGCTTCCAACTGCAAAGCCTCGATTCTGATCGCTCGAGCTGACGCGTATTGTTGGTTCAATCGTCTTAATAATTCTGGATCCTTTTCGGCCTGTTCGCGGTATAACGTCGCATTGTCCACATAGTCGCTAAGATCCTCACCACGAAGGCGCTTCGTTGCGTCTTGGTAAGTGAGTTCATGATCTTCAGCGTACTTTGTGTAAAAGTCAAACAACGACTTTTGTAATCTTACCGCCTCATTGCGATAAGTTTTTTCTAACTCAGCGAAAAAGTCTATATCTTTTCGGTCAACGTATTCGAATATCTCCCGGGCGCGTGTTTCCCAGTATTCATCATGGACGCTTGTCTTCAGTTTCTTCATTCGTTGCTACCTCGCCGGCTTGTGGCTCGATTCGTGGGAGCATTTCAAGCGCTTTTTCCGCCTCTTCTTTCATACGCTTCAATTCAGCTTCAGCATTGACCCCGGTCACTTGCTCAAGGATCTCGACGATCGTTTGTTCACTCACCACGCCATAGAGATTTTTTGCAATAGCGACTAATTCGGCGTCATTTTGTGGTAAGTTTGGCGTGAACACGACGTCCGTTTCATTGATAAGGTTGTAATTGTCGGAATCGTTGCCCTTGATCTTCCAGATATTGACAGCTAAACGCAAGCGACGCATAAGTCCTTTTTCAAACAAAAGCTCTTGCTTACCGCGATAGTTATCCGCTGCCATCATCTTATATTTCATCGCTTCGCCCGATTGTACGCCACCGAAATTATTATCGGTTGTGTCTGGCGTGAAGGTGAAACGCAAAATGTCATTCACTAGCCGTTCTTTATATGCTTCCGCTCCGGCTGTGTCGTATGATTTAACAAGATAGTTCGCGCTTGGACTCGATCCACCCGGGATCGGGTTATCATCAAGGATCAAGATTTTTGCTTTTTTAAATGCTTGAGATACCGCAAGCCGTCCATTTGGATTGACGCGACCGTCTTCCATGAAGTCTTTATCTTCTACGCCTGTGAACGGGTTCCCAGAAATAACCAAAAGAGCCTCGTTACTGTCTTGCTGGAAGTTCGCAAGCTCAGACTGTGATAAGTCGTAAGCGTCGATTGAGTCCAGTACAGCTTCAAACGCGCCTGTCCGGTCCGTGTTATTGCTAAACTCATTTACTGGTACGCCATTAAAGAAATGCTCGCTTGTGTCTTTGAGATGAAGCGTGTCCGTGTCTTGGTTATCGTCCACATACTCGTAAATAGCGTTGCTGGTATAGACCTTAACAAAATCGCGTTTGTGGCCGTTGCCATAACTGATAGAGTAGTAGTTGATAGCCATCAAAGAACGTTGCTCGTAACTATCGTCATAAATGACAAAAGTTTGCTCTGGATCCATACGATAGAGCTTGACCCAGACCGAGCCGTCCTCGTCTTGGAACGTATTCAAAAGCTCGTAAGCCCGGCCATAGATCGCGAGATCTGTCTTGATCGCTACGTTGTGGTCCTTTTCGTTGTTTTGCTTCGAAAACTGGTCAATCTGTTTTTGGATCTCCGCGTTTTCGTTTTTGTACTCGACCGGGTTCCCCAGCATATAGCCTTGTTCAAAAATAGCAATGTATTTCGCCCAGTCGCTCGCGATTCGATTATCTGCGCTGTATGGATCGCTCTTGTCCTCGCGGTACTTGATATTATTATCAGCGAGATAATAACGCTTGAGTTCTTTCAAGCGATCCAATTGCTCAGATCTGTGCGTCCCGATATAGTTTTTTAGGCGTTCGATCCATTTCTGGCCCTCGTATTCGATCGTTTCAAAATCTTCGGCCGTCATGATGAATTGACGATTCGCGTTCTCGTCAAAACGCCGTCCTTTCAAAAATTTCAATTTCTCTTATTCCTCCCTTTAGAAATAATATTGCGCGCTGGTCATACGCTCTTTTACTGTGCTGCTTGTGTCGTAGACGTGCTGTGAATAGATCGCGTATCTCACCGCGTCTAGTACGTCGTCATGCTCTTTTACCGGTTCGCCCGATCGCTCATTCCAGACGTATTGATAGATCTCATCTTTGAATTTTGCGACCTTATTCGAAACGACAAAAAAACGACCAGCTTTCATCAGCTTGGCCACTTCCTCGATCCCAGATAATACCGACTTGTAAGCATTAAAGCACTTGAGCCTTTCGCGGTTAAACCGTCCGACGTGTTCGGGGCGTGCGCTATCAGCCCAAAAGAATATATCGCCGTAACGCGCCTTAATATCTTTTGCGATCTCTACCCAAAAATCAATTTCTTTATACTGGTGCGCGTGTTCCTCGAGTATGTACACATCGCCGGCCTCGGTTTGGCCCACGACCACGATCGAGCCCCAGTGCTCATATCCCCAGTCAACCCCCGCGTAAATCTTCGCGAAATGCTCGGGCGGTTGCGTTGTATACATATCCTCTTTAAAGTCACAATATACCGCGCCCTCACCGATCACCCAGCGCCCGTATATCCCGCGCTCGGTAAACATACCGGAAGGCGTCGTCGCGATCAAATTATCAACGTATCTTTGATTCAAGAATGTATTATCGAATATCGTAAAATGATTCGCGATGATCTTTTCATCATCTGCTTTGTCGATATAATCGACTTTTAACCAGTGCTTCGGGTGGTCCGGGTTGGTATCGCATATAATACGCGCGCCATACCCCGAGCAACGCTTTAGAATTTCGTCGAAAACCTCTTTATTTGCGAGCGTGGCCTCGTTTACATAGGCCCCAAAGGCTGTCATACCACGAATTGCTTTTAGACCCGCTATGGAGCCCGTAAACGTCGTTACGACGTACACCCCGAAAAGTGTGAAGTTCCCGTGTCGGTCAAACTGGAATTCGTGTCCGTAAGCGTCGGTTATTTCGCGCAAGATATTTGTTTGCAACGTCCCAGATGATACCGCGCCTAAAATGTACATGGGCTTTTGAACCCCGACTTTTGCAGCATTTTTCTTGACCCGTTTCAACTCCATCAAAAAAAGATCATTGTCGAGCTTGGTTTTTCCAGCCCGTACAGCGCCATGATTTATCATCATGTACCAGTCACGATCAACCGAGCGCCGTAAGATATCAATCTGTTTTTGGCTGTATAGATCACTAAGAGCCATCTTTGACCACTCCTTCCAGCTTGTCGAAGTAATCGGACATGATATCTTCTGAAACGACATTGCCTTCCAAGGCTTGCTCGCGTTTCTTGTTCTCGAGTTGCTGGGCCTTGATTCGTTCCTTTTGCTCTTTCTTGTCGAGATTGTCTTTCGTGCCCTCGTTGCCGTTCATCTTGGCCAGAAGCTCAATTGCTCGCATATCGCCTTTTAAGGCCTTTTGCAAAAGCACCGTCGCGATCGCTGTCTGATTCGTTGCGCTCAAGCCCTTCTCTTCGAGCATTTCTTTAAGTTGCGGACTGAAGACGTCCATCTCCAAAATTTGATTGACTTTCTTTTTTAGATCCGCTTTTTCCCTTCGAGCCTTGCCGGAGGCGATACCGCCTTTTCGACCATATTTTCGAGCTTCTTCCGAGCTTGGGACCTTTAAATTGTCTGCACCAGCCATCGCCTCCCCTCCTTTACTGTTTAATTTGTTAGATCGAGATTTTTTCACCGTTCTTTTTCTTTTACAAAAAAACAGTCTCACTCAGAAAGGAATAGGAGTGAGACTGAAAAGAAAAGTATAGAGTGTAGAAATGTATGGCAAGGGGAAGAACTAAAGAACCTTACCAAAAGCGGACGGGCGGAATCGAACCGCCGAAACGAAAAAATTTTTAAAAAATATAAGGAGACCCCACAAGGGGCAAAGTTTTTTATGAAAAGTAAAAACGTGCTGCTGTAACTGTTGGCTTGTCCTGTCGTCCGCAATGAAGATCGTCGTTTCCTTCAATCTTCCGATAATACAATTTTATCACCTTTTTTCGTGCACTTTTCCCAACTTTCAGCGACTTTTTAAAAAAATACTTGTATATTTCTTTTCCAGCCCTTCGAAGAACGGTTTTATGATGTGCCGATAGACTGAATTCTTTGACATAAAGAGCTCGAGCGCCACCCCTTCGACGTTTTTCGATCGTGCCACATATAGCGCCTTGATCGCCTCCCAACTCGAGGGAGCGCACTCGCTTGTGTATTCTGTGATCGCTTCTGCGAGCGTATAGAGTCGAATTAATTCCGGATCATTTTCTTTAAGAATCACGTTTTTTAGTGCTTCCGGCGTGTTAGCTGCTGCCTTACTTTTGATAAACCAATTCTCGTCGAAATTTTGATACGGGAAAGTGATTTCTTCGATTCGTTCTTTGATCTCTTTATCGAATGGATATCTTCGAAGCGCGTCGATCAGATATCCGTATCTTGTCTCAATTCTCAAGCTCCCCTCCTTTCTAGCTTCAAGCTATTTACTTCTCTTTCTCGTAAACGTCAAAGACTACGACTTTCTGACTATTACGATAGGCCATAGCCTCTTCTTTCGTTTCAAATTCAAATTCTTCGAACTTAGTCGAATGATTGCAATCCCAGCGCGTCAGCTTGTTATACTTTCTTACGATATAGACTTTCACACTATCCTCCGACGCCGTTAATATCGGCGATCTCTTGTAATTCCTGTGCCATACGCGAATTATAATCATTGTTCAATTTATTAATAATCACGTCTTGCATTGTATTTTTTTCTTTCACTTTTTCCAGCTCGTCCTTTTGCGTCCGGATTATCTGCTGTAGATCGCTGTTGCTCGTTTCAAGCGTCATGATCCGTGCGTTTAGATTGATACACGCTCCGAATAATACCAAGAAAATAAACGTGACATTTGCGCATACCAGCTTTACATTATTCATCATCGCTCATCCTCTGAAATTATATCTTTGTAAAATAAAGCCATGCTACCTATACCTGCAAATGCACCTTGCTTGGTAAGTATATGTGTACAGTACCTTTCTCTGCCGTCATCAAGTAACAATTTTAAACACCATTCATTAGAGAAAGTATCCTCGGCCACATCAATAATTTTCGAGGTGTTCACAATATATGTAGTAAAAAATTTTCCAGGCTTTTCTAAGCCTAACATGAGAAATTTCATCGCTTGTCCTTTCCAATATACGTAGTTGTCAATTTTCTTGCGTTCATCTTGCCGATATTTACATTTAGACTTTTGTTAGTTTTTAACGTTGTTTTATCGTTGGTTTTTCTGCTTCTAAATGCTATCACACTGGCCCAGATCAAACCAGAGAGCCAGACCAGTGCGAGTAGTAAATAGATTAAGTTTTGTAAGTCCATTAGTTTTCCTCTTCATTACATACCACGAAAGAAATTAACTCTTTCAGATTAGTATATAACCCCTTAACACACATTAGATGCTCGTTATTGAATTGACTAACCAATCTAGTCACATCTCTTTCGTTACACCCTAGTGCTTCAAATTTATGACCTTCTTTTAGATAAAATATAATCTTCATTGTTTCGTTTCTCCTGTAACTCGATTTCTTTTAACTTTCAATTCAAGACGATCATCATTACCAAAACATACTAGTGTCATTTCTTCCTCCCACTGGTTCTTTGTATATGGGTATCTATTTGGTCGTGTCATTCTGTCACCTCCTATTTTTTGTTATTTTTACTGCCTAAAAATATCACTATCACCCAGAAGCAGGACCACATAAGGTCCGAGAGTGACTTTAGAAACTGTTCTAATGTCATTCTACTACCTCCAGCAATTCGGGTTTTTCGTAGATGTTGCCGAGGATTTCTTCGGCCCCAGTCCAAGCATAACCCTCTCTTATACCTTTTAGATATACAGCGGGCATACCTCCTATGTATTTGCCACCATATTCTTTTTCTAGGTATACTTCATGAGGACATCCTCTGGTACATTTTATAATATCTCCGACAAAGACCTCCTTTCCGTTCTTATCTTTGAGGCCTGTAGATTGCATGAGAATGATTTTTTCTCTTGGCCCACTGACATCTAAATAATTGCCTTTAAAAAGCACAACGGATACGCTACCATCAAGGTCAAATCTTATTCCTCCAACTCTACCCATTTCTTTCCATTCTTTGTACCAAGCTCTATATTTTGGAATCAT